GAAAGGCTTATGCGTTCTAGTGGGTTGTAGTTCCAAAACAGATCCTTCACCTCAAGAAAATCAGAGGGCAGAGTGGCGTATCCATCGTTGCTCAGAGATAGAAGGATCGTCTTCTCGTTAACTGGTGCTCGAAGCTCATGGAAGATTCTATTCTCCGCAAGCTCGATAAAATCTGGAATGACCGACGATAAATCCTCGCGGTTAAGCCAATCCGCCACTGAGAGCTTCAATCCGTCATATGTTGTGAGGCTCATAGGCGACCCTTGCGTGTCCGTAGATAGGCGTACTCAGGTGAGTTCAACAATTTTTTAATTTTTTTCTGATCTTCGTATGTGGGGGACATGACATTTATGCCCTCTTTCATCCACTCCATGACTACAACAGCCGGAATGCTTGCCACTCGATTCCAATCACCCCACTTATCACCCTTGTCAGTTTCGTTATAGGCTCTGCGGTTAGATTCAATTATCGGGCTGACATCCTGCGAGTGCGCGATGTGGAGTTTGTCATCCATCTCGTCGTGTTGGATGTGTGCTTTCAAGTCAGACATACAGAACCCTTAGTTGTTGTGACCCCTATAGGTTGTAATCGCAGGCACAAGAAAGGGTTGAGCACCCAAGGCTAGGGGTAACCTTGGGCGCTCTGGCTCTCAGGGGAGTGAGAGTTTTCTTACGCTGTCAAAGCGTCGATCTTTCCAGACGCGATGTCAGATTTACACACAAGCGTTAGCTCGGTGAGCATCTGGCGCTTGTCTGAGTCACCTGTGCGGCTCAACTGGATTGTTTGCATCGGGCGCAACACTGCGCGTGACCAATACTCTGTATCCAACACAAGCGCGGTGTTCGCCTGAAGGAAACGGTTTGGCACTATCGATACAGAACCGAAAGGTGAGACGTAGATATCGACCGCATTTACCAGCTTGGTTCCTGTGTCGAAGTCTCTTGTACGACCAGATGTTGCGGCAAAGCCAGCGACGATCAGCGAGTGAGACGGTGTAACCTGAATCTGGTTAGGCTCCGCGCCCTCGTTATAGGTTTTCTCAAGGACATCAAGAATCAATGCTTCCGTTAGTGCTCGATTCGAGCCTGCGGTGTTTGTTGTTGTAGCGGAGATCTGATTCGCGGCAGATGTTAGCTGTCTACCTGCGGAACCCGAACCTGCCGTCCCAGATTGGCCTAGACCAACAAACGAGTGCTCTATGTCGCGCTTCAATTCCTTGCCAGCCTTAGCAATAGCGTTAGCGAGATCGCTTGTCCGCGCATGCAAACCGATAGCCTCTGCGGTGCCAGATACCTGTACCACCTTGCCAAAGATCTGTGTGTTCGCGCTCTTGACAACCTGAGTTACCGTTGACGCGGCACCTGCATCCGCTCCTTCAAGAAGGATATTACTACCGACAACAGCGAGGGAGTCTTGCATCCACTGGTGCAGTGTGGCCTCGGCTGTTGAGCTGCCAATACTGCTGAGGAAAGGTGTCTGGGTAGGGGTTATATCATAGATTACTGATTCAAAATCCTCCTTTTTTCCCACTTGGTCATACGTCTTAAGGGTGTTGGTTACTGTTGGCATTTTATTTAATCCTGTTCAAGATGACGGCTGCTGCGTCCTCAACTCGGCCCGTCTTCCTTAATCTCTCGTTTGCTTTGCGAGAACTCTCGGACTGCGTTGCCTTTGTTGCGTCTGCCTTGCCGCCAGACAAAGTTTTAGTGGGTGAGGCCTTGATTTTTTTCTTAGCCGCAACCGTTTTTGCCTGATCAAACTGCATTGCCTTGTAGAGCGCGGTGATTATCCGGTGGTCTGCAACTTGGTTAAACTCCTCGCTGCTTACACCTAAATCTTTTTGAGCATACGAACCAATAGAGTAATAAAGGTCGTTAGACCAGTTTGGAATATTGGTTTTGAGTACAGTCAGGCTTTCTGTCGCGGCTTCTTTTTGCGCGGTGTCTGCCTGTTGCTGTTGCTGCTGTTGATACTGATCCGACTGCGCCTTAATAAATTCGTAGGTGGATCTAGTCTGCTCAAAGCTCGCCTTGGCTTGCTTGTATTGTTCAGGGTTCTCGACTGCCGCACGTTCCCAGTCAACGCCCTCAAAGCGTGAGAGGTCAGCGCCTGCTGCCGAAAGTAACGCAGACATCGTCGCCGTGGTTTCCTCGATCTGGCTCTCTGCGGCCTTTCGAGATTCGGCTAGACTCTGTGTCTTTTGTGTGTAGTCACTTTGTCTGAGGTATCCTAACTTTAATTCTTCGGCGCTAAGGGTCTCGCCCCCGACCTCGAATGTCAGTTCTTTTTCTGAGTCTTCCGCCTCGGGGTCTTCGGTTGGGTCTTCGACCTCCTCGTCCTCGACGGCTTCGTCTTCGGGTACATCTTCAAACTCCGCGTCCACGTTGTCAGAGTCCGTAGACTCCTCTTGATCGGATTCTGTTTGCTCTTCCGGTTGTTCCAGCTCGGACTCCAAAAGGGCGGTTAAACGCTCGATCTCGCTTAAACCGAGAGAGTCCGGTGGGGTTTGCTCTGTCGATTCGATTGTATTCTCAGCCATTCTACTCACTCTCTTGTTGTTTGCGCAACTCTAAGTTGTTGATAACTGAGACAAATTGCTGCACGAACATCTGCCCCGCCTTGTACATTGCAAAGAGTCGCTCTCGCTCCTCGGGTGCCTCGGGTGGCGTTTGCAGGATCTGGTCCACAATCCCCTGATTCATTGACTGGAATGCATCGTTGAATACCTGCGAGTTCAGCAACTGAGATGCCGCAGCCGCCTTTGACTCAAGCTCATACATTTCTTGGTTCTCGATATTTTCGCTCATTTAATAAAATCCCCTATGGGTTGCTTTGGTTGCTTGGCCTTTACGACCTTGGTTGGCTTGGCGGGGGCGGTGTCCCGTCCCCGATACTCCAAGTACTCCTTGATGACCTCCTTGGCGTGGCGCTTAGGCTCCTTTCGGGCCTTTGCGCTTTTTAGGAAGCCGTCGAATCTACTTAAATCGTTATCCAATGTTCACGCTCCGCCCCTGTTGGCGCTCAAGCTCAAGCTCTTCCTCATCCATCTCGACCTTGTGCGCGTGCTGTTGAACGTCAATCATTGTCCGGGCCTCTTGAGTTTCTTCGTGGAACTCCTGCTTCACGGTTTCAAGCATCACCTTGTTAGACTCCTTTAGTGTGTCCAGCTCTAGCTGGCCCTCCATCACAGCGGTCTGGCGGTCAGCCAACTGAGCTTGGAACTGTGTCTGCTCCATCTGCATCTGCTCCTGACGGGCCTGCTCCTCCTGCTGCTGTTGCTGCTGCATTTGCATCTGCTGCTGGAACTCCTCGCTGTTTGGGTCCGCCAAGTAGCTGGCACCCTCTTTGATATTCAGAAGCTCAAAGGCTCTGGATATCATTGCGTGCCGCTGCTGCTGACCGTAGAGGCCGCCGAGTGTTGGGTCTTGGGGGTTCATGGTGAACTGCTGATCGAGGCTTAAAAGCATCTGGGCCTCCTGCGCCTGCTCCTCTGGAGTCAGCGCCACTGCAACGGTCATCTCCGTGCGGTCACCCAGCATCGCGGGGTTGACAGGGACAAAGCGCCCGTCGAGCTGGAGCATCTTCTCCTCGCTCTCGTACTCAACACCAAGGCGATAGAGGTCTTGCATAAGTGGCTTCAGGAAGTTCTCGGCGAAGTTCCTGCACATCACCATGATTCGCCGGTTGCTGGCGTTCATAAAGGTATTGATTAAGTCGGAGCTGTTCTGCTTGCTGACCGCAGTGGTGTCCATTCCACGCGACATCCTGCTGCTACCAGATCGCTGCTCCTTCTCCTGCTCGAAGTTCTCAATTGCCGTGTAGACGTTACCGTTAAGCTGCGGAGTGGGCAGGGGCCGCACCACGCTCTCGGGGTTCGGAGACATAACGTCAACAACCGCACCGACTCTGTTATCTAACAAGTCGCGTGGGTTCTTGACCAGTGACAGGTTGGCTACCCACCTAGAGGTCGTAGTCAACATCAAGTGATCGACCACGCCGCGCTTCAGGCTCGACATCGTCTTCTGTAGATCAACAATCACATCCGCAAGCGACATGCCGTAGAAGCGGTGCGGCAGCGGGAAGGGCGTGAATGTACGGAAAGGTATCTCGCTCACAAGCTCGACATCCAACATGGTGTGGCGGCTGTGCATACACTTGTAGTAGACGCAGGCGTTTATTTCTGAGTCGTACCGCTTTATGTAGGACTCGTAGAGTGTTACGTACTCTCGGTCCTCGGAGTCGTCTAAGCCGAATCGGTCATGGCGGAAGCTATCCACGGAGTCGCGGCCCAGCGACCCATCGTCCTTGAGCATGTCGTCCTCGTCTAACTTATCCACCATCTCCTGCGGAAGCCCCTCCGCCAGCAGCTCACCGCGTGTCATCGCCATGCGGTGGGAGCAGAAGTCGCTGTCCTGCACGGTCTTTGCGCGTGGGTTGATCAGAAAGTTTTCTGGCTCGATGGTCTCAACGCAGACCTTGGATGTATCTATGCGCCTGCGGGCGGAGCCAGATATTGAAAGCTGGCTGTAAACGGTTCCGGTCTGCTCGTCAACAACCTCAACCGCCTCCTCCATAAGATCAACGGGTTCAACGCTCGGGTCCGACATCATCTGGTTGAAGTCGTTCTCGCTTACGCCCTCGAACTCGAACTCCTCGTACTTGTAGTCGTCTTTCCAGTACCTCTTAACGATTCCTGTTTTCGCTACCAGCGCGTCATGGATCACATCTGATAAAATTTTATAGCCGTTGTTCTGCCTGTAGAAGTTGTAGTTGGTCCACGCGGTTGCCATGCGTGCGCCCATTGCGTCCTCTGGGCTTTGCGCGTCGAATCGGCATATGTTTTTGTCTGCCGAGAAAGTTTGAAGCATCATAGCTTTGACCGCCTCGACCGCATCAAAAACATCACGGCTTACATGCTGAGAGCGACCACGGATCTCGTTGCCCATTGGCGCACCGTAGTAAAATCGGTGGGCGGTGTCGCGCTGCTCCCCGACCTCTGAGTTTGCGTAGGTGTCTGCCGCGTCAATATTTCGCTCGAGCGTCGAAAGCAGCTCCTGCTCATCAATAATCGTATTCATGGGATGTGTGTCCTGTTCTGTTTGCTGTTTTGTCTTGCTCGGCATCGTTCTGACCGAATCGGGTAACCGAAATAGCTGCGTAGCGAGTTGCGTCCATCAAATCGTCGAATGACTTTACAATTTTTCCTTTTTTTCGGTGGTATCGCCTGAACTCCTCGAACCAAGGTGTTAAGTTGCTAAACACCTGTAATCTGCCGGTTCTGAAACGCTCTAACATTTCCATTAATGCAGGCTCGACGTAGTTGGTGCCATCGGGGTTTGTGAATCGCCCGATCATCAGGACACCGGCCTCTATATACATCTCTGCAAGCGTCTTGCCGGAGCCTTTCTCGGTGGAGTCCCCATCGTGGGGGTAAATCATTGGGATGGTTTTGCCGCGTGACTTGATGGCGGAGGCGTGGACCGCCGGTATCTCGCCCTCGCGCTTGTAGCAGTCGTATACAAAGATCGTATCTGAGTCGGGGTTATAGGCGGTCCAGACAACCGTGGTGGGGTGGGTGATTCCGAAGTCAATTGCAGCCAGTTTCTTGTAGTGGGCGGGGATCTCGAACGGTTCGCACTTAATGACCTCCTCGGACAGCGCAAACACCATGCCCTCTCCGAGCACTGGTATGCCTTTGCTTCTCATGTCCCGCTGATATTCGGGAATTGCAGCTAACAGTTGCTCCTTGGTCTCTTTATTTAGGTGCTTTGCATCCTCCCATGTCGCGTTCGCTAAGTGTTGACCCGCCTGCCGGTTATCCATGAACTGGGACACCAACTCAGTTACGCCATTTTCTGGCGTGAATGTCATTGTGACGTACCCGCCCTCACCGCCGTTTCCGGTGGCTGTGCGGGTGAGGACTTGTGGGTAGATCGTCGGGTCCACTGGCTCCTCGTCGATCCAGATGAAGTCTTGGGAGCTGCCCATCAGCACATGCTGGCCCTGTGTGTAACTTTTGAAGCTGACTAGCGATGTGTTGCCGGTGGCGTATCGGACCGCGACATCTCGCGGGAGGCGTGGTGTCCCCATCGCTGGGGTGACCTGATAGACCTGATCCTGTCGGATAAGTCCGTTGCCGTCGAATTTTCCGTCACCTAGATATGCCCCGAACAGTTCCTTGACCACAACGTCTCGGAGCTGCTCACCAGAAACACCTAAGCACCAGACAGACACAGGTTTGTTAAATCTTATGCCGTTCCACCAGTCTGGGTAGTTTCCAGTTAGGTGGTACGCGACCTCAACCGCCATACTTGCAGTTTTTCCTACTCGATTAGCCGCCATCAGGAGGCGCTGCTTGTTTTTTAAACCGGCGCTGTAGAAATCTGATTGCCACGGGTATGGCTTGAACTGATCAAGCCTGTGTGTGCGCTTGTGCTCTTTCACTACGGCGATAGCTTTTGCAATTTCTTCCGCCTTGTTTTGCTGCTCTTCTGTTAAAACAAGGTCTTCTTTTTTTGAAGTCGCTTTTTTCAAAACCGCCCCTTATATGTAGCCGGATATAACCCCCGTAGCCGCCCCGTGCCGGAGTCCCGTTTTTGCGAAGCCGATCTCATGGCGCGTGCCGGTGTAGAGCTGTAAATTTTTGAGCGCGTGGGGTGTAGAGCTGCAAATTTTTGAGCGCGTGGGGTGTTGTAAGTCATTGATTTCATTGACATTTTTATGCGCTAAGATTCGCGGTACAGTTCCAACTGTACCACGCAGGCCTCAGCGCCCGTCACAGCAACATGCGTGGTTATGCTGGGTAATCGCTGCATCACAATGTTGATGGGTCGATGCCTGCGTCTTTGAGTGCTTGGATCGCTGCGTCGAGCTGTACGTCCACGCCAACGGTTCCAGATACGTCCACCTCCTGCCGGTCTGTCCAGCCTGCGCGGTTCTTCAGGAAGAAGATCTGACTCGCAGGCTTCTCGTCCTCGACAGCGCCCTTGAACAGCGCATTCGTGACCTTGGCGATACCAGCGGCCTTTCCGTCCTTTAATGTGCTTAAGAACCCCTCAGTGTCCTTCTTTCGCCGCTCGAACGTAGGCGTGCTCACACCCAGCGATGCGGCTATCTGAGCCTCGGTCAGCCCAATCTTTGCCAGATGATGGAGATCTTCTAGGTTGATTACCTTTTCTTTCGCCATGAAATCCCTTTGTTAATCAGTGGGTTACAGCCGCCAGTATGCATATACATCTTGCGGTTGTGAATACCAATTGCGGTTGTTTAGCGTGGATTTACTGCACTGATCGGCTGGGTGTGCCAGCAGTAGGGCGTGCGTGACTCACCCGACTCGAACCCGACTCACCCCCGTGGCTTGTAAGTCATTGATTTAATTGGATAAAAAGCAGGTGAGTCGGGTGAGTCGGGTGAGTCGGGTGCTTTTTCAAACCACATGGAAATACATATATAAAAGTTAGTACTCACTTACATTGCTGTTTCCATGTGGATTGCTTTTTAACCTGACTCACCTGACTCACCCCTCTCTCTCTCTCTAAATAATAATAAAAAAGGTATATAAAACAAGGGTTTGCGCCCACTGGTAGGTGAGTCGGGTTGTGAGTCGGGTTGGAGAAAAATCAGTGTTTTTTGTGACTCACCCGACTCACTTGGGCGTGCGGGAAAAGGTAGCGGGGGTTTTACCGCAGACAAATCATGCGGGAAAAGGTAGCGGGGGTTTTACCGCAGACAAAAAAAGGGGCCGTAGCCCCTTTGGTATCTCAACAGCTCTAAGCCTCATGCTTGGCAAGGCATCGCTTGCAGGTTGCGGGCTGATCCAAATGGCTTCTGGATATTGGGTCGTTGGGAATCTCGATGCCGCACAGCGTTTTGTTGGCG